AAGGCTGGAAAAGTTATTCCTGGGGTTGCGGTAGTTGTAAAGAATAATATGTCGATTAAATGAGGTGAATAACATGGGCATTCCAGTATTAATTTTAGGTGCATCAGGCAGTGGCAAATCTGCCAGCCTGCGGCATTTTAAACCAGAAGAAGTTGGCGTTTTCAATGTGGCAAGTAAACCGCTGCCGTTTCGCAATCAGTTGCCTGTCGCAAACAAGGCCACATACGAAAAAATCACGGCAGGACTACGGAAAAACAGCAAAAAATGCTATGTCATTGATGACAGCCAGTATCTTATGACGTTTGATAGTTTTAGTCGTGCCAAAGAAAAATCCTACGACAAGTTTACTGACTTTGCCTTGCACTTCTATAACTTGGTACAGACGGCAATCTTGGAAACAACAGATGATACCATCGTTTACTTCCTGCATCACATTGATCGTGATGACACAGGATACATTAAAGCTAAAACGCTTGGAAAGATGTTGGACAATCAGCTTACGTTAGAGGGCATGTTTGTGATTGTGCTTCTGGCAGAAGCAGATGAAAAGAAGCACTACTTCGTAACACAGAGTAATGGTATGAACCCGGCAAAATCGCCAATGGAAATGTTTCCGTTAAAAATCGACAACGATTTAGCTTATGTCGATAAAACCATCCGTGAATACTACGGATTCAACAATGTTAAGGAGGAAGAAAACAATGAGGAAAATTAATTGGGGTGCGGTGGAAGAAGCAAAAGATTTTGAACGGCTTGGCAGCGGTGGTTATGTGTGCAAAATCGTTAGCATTACCGATAATCCGCAGAAAGAATACCTTAAAGTCGTGATGGATGTTGCCGAGGGCGATTTTAAGGACTACGGAGCAAACGGTGAAAAGCGCAACAACAACGATTGGAGTTACATTCGCATGTACCGCAGTTATAAAGAATCTGCTTACGGAATGTTTAAAGCGTTCCTTTCTGCCCTGGAAAAGTCCAATCCTAATTTTAAAGCAAACGAGTTTGACGGTGATGAAAATAAACTGGTTGGCCTGTTCCTTGGCGTAGTACTTGGGTTTGAGGAATATCTGAAAAAAGACGGCACATTAAATGTGCGTACCTATGTAAAAACATTGACAACACCAGAAAAGATCCGTAACCACGACTATAAAGTACCTGATTTAAAGAAACTCAATCCGGCGACAATGATGCCTGCGCCTGCATCTGTTCCTGCGTCCATGCCGGAAGATGATGACCTCCCGTTTTGAGCCGTTAACGCTGCGTGACATACTACCGTATTTGCGTAATGTAAAACAAAGAGGAAAAGAAACCGAAGCGGCCTGCCCTATATGTGAAGCAGGCCGCACAGACGGGCATCATTTATCTATTACGGAAGAAAATGGAAAAGTGCTTGCCTGGTGTCATAAGTGTAACGCAAAATTGCCAGATGTCATAAAAGCGTTAGGCATAAAACCAAAAAAAATCGAAAAGCCAAAGGTTGTCGAAAGTTACGATCACGAATACAGAAACCCGGACGGAAGTGTTGCTTATTACAAACACAGAACAAAGTATTCTGACGGGAGCAAAAAATTTACGTTTGCTTATGTAGACGAAAACGACAACGATGTTTTTAGCAAACCAGAGAACTGCAATAACCTTTACAATTTAGACCTTATGGAGCAGGCATCTGCCGACACACGTTTATACATCGTTGAAGGAGAAAAATGCGCTGACGCTATGGTAAAAAACGGATTGTTAGCTACCACAAGCAATACCGGCGCACAGAAAAAAGTAAAACTGACAGATACAGACATTAAATATCTGCAAAAGTTTAACGAGGTTGTACTGATCCCTGATAACGATGACAAGGGTATGGATTATGCAGGAGCATGGCCTGTTGAAGTCAACGTATTGCGTATGCAGGAGATATGGCCTGAATGCCCTTACAAGGGCGATATTGCAGATTATTTTTCCAGGGGTGGCAAAGCAGAGAATCTGAAAAAGTACAAATTTACCATAGATTATTCCGATAAAACAGAGTCGGATTTAATCGAAATTAAATTTTATGAATCAATTTATTCCATAAAGGATGAAAACCGCAGGCAATACGCTTTATCTGTTGCAGAACAACGTGCAAAGAAACTTGGCGTTTTTCGGCAATTTACCCAAGGTTGGAAAACATATTTGCGTAGCAAAGCCGGAACGGATACACAGGCTGATAATTGGACGGCATTTCCTGAACAGCCTATCTCGTTAAAAACAGGATCATGGACGGCAAACGAAAACGGAGTGTTTAAAATGGTGCAAACTCCGTTTGGCAGTTATAAGCCGGAGTACGCATCACACATTCCAATACTTCCGTTAGAAGTTTTACAGAATGCAGATGACGGAACAGAAAAAATTCGTATTGGTTTTTATAAATACGGAAAATGGCAAAAAATTCTTGTACCACGTTCTGTTATTGCCAGCAATACAAAAATCATTGAATTGGCTGATAAGGGTGTCGATGTTAGCAGCGAGAACGCAAAACTGTTAGTTAAATATTTTGCAGAAATAACAGGCTTGAACATTGACTCGATACCACGGACAACATCGCTGCAACACTTTGGTTGGACGAATAATGAGTTTTTACCATATACCGATGAAGTTAAATTAGACAGCGAAAACCAATACAAGGATTTAATTGAATCGGTAAGCAGCAAGGGCGATTTGCAGAAATGGGTTGAATATACGGCTGAACTGCGGAAGAACTTATTGTTGCGTTTAATTATGGATGCTTCTTTTGCCAGCCCTATTATAGCAAAAGCCGGTGCATTACCATTTGTGTTGCACCTTTGGGGTGGTACAGGCAGCGGCAAAACCGTTGGCATGATGGTTGCCGCAAGCATTTGGGGAAATCCTCGTCCTGGCAAATTGGTACGAACTATGAATATGACAATAAACAGCATGATGCAGACGGCTTCGATATTAAAAAACCTTCCGTTTTTTGGGGATGAACTTCAAACCATTAAAAGCCGTTATGAAAATTACGATACGTTGATCATGCAAGTCACAGAAGGTATTAATCGTGGACGAATGACCAATGCTACTCTGCAACAGCAAATGACATGGGAAAACGCTTTTATTTTTACAGGCGAAGAACCATGTACGCAAAACATTTCTGGCGGTGGTGTAAAGAACCGTGTTGTTGAAATTGAATGTACGAAAAAAGTTGTTGAAAACGGGAATGCCGTAGTGAATTTCATCAATAAAAATTACGGATTTGCCGGGGAACAGTTCGTTAATGAATTAAAGGATTTTCCTATTGAGGAAACATTTAACGCCAAAACACAAGATGTTTTAGCACAGTGTAAAACATCAGAAAAGCAGGCTATGGCGGTAGCGTTGTTATTAACCGCAGACATGGTGGCACGGATGGTGTTTTACAGGAACGAGCCGGAACTTACTGTCAGTGATATTGAACCATACATAAAAACCGAAACTGATATTGATGTTGCAGAACGTGCCTATCGTGAAATTATTGGTGTCATTATGGAAAATGAAATAAATTTTACCAGCGACAGTAAAACGAAACGATGGGGAAGGGTTGAAACGGACACGGTATTAATTAACAAAACAGTTCTTATTCGTGAATTGCAAAATATTGGCTTTAATTTTGATGCTGTCAAAAAAAAGTGGGCGGCAAAAAAATATTTGCTGACAACAACCCAAAACAAATATGCGGATCACGCATCGGTTGAAGGAGAAAAAGGGTACTATGTTCGGCTCAAATATGACGGAATGTAGGCATTGTGGGAAAGTCGTAGGAATTTAAAATGTGCCAACCATGCGGTTTATACTACCAATTCCTACATTCCTACATTCCTACTTAAATATATATATATATATATATATATAGCAATACAGATGTCTGTATTATGTTCGTATATAAGACACATTATGTTTCAAAAAAGTGGTAGGAACGTAGGAAAAACGTCTGGAAACCGCATGAACACTGGATTCTTTTGTCCTACAATGACGAAAAAAACAGGTAGTAACGTAGGGGAAATAGGTAGGCAAAATGGAGTTACGGAGTTACCAATCGGATTTGATAAATAATATCCGCAGTGAACTGAAACAAAATAAAAAATCCATTTGTGCTGTTCTTGGGTGCGGTGGCGGCAAGTCGGTCATCCAAGGGATGATAGCAAAGTCTGCAACGCAGAAAAACAACCATGTGTTGTTTATTGTACATCGTCAGGAACTGTGCTGGCAGATAGAAAACACCTTTACCCAATGCGGTGTGGATTTCCAATACTGCATGATAGGAATGGTTCAAACAATTTGCAGGCGTACCAAAAAGATCCCAGAACCTAAACTGATTTTGGTAGATGAATGCCATCACATTTTAAGCCGGAGTTACCGAAAAATCCTTGAAGCGTTTCCCAAAGCCGTAGTTGTTGGTTTTACGGCAACGCCAACACGGATGAACGAGGGCGGCCTTGGTGATGTGTTTGACAGCTTAATCGAATCGGTCAGCACAAAATGGCTGATAGAAAACCATTATTTATCGCCTTATAAATACTACGGTGTAGAGTTGGCAGACACAAAACACCTACACACAAAGAATGGTGATTTTGATAAGGCTGAAGTAGAAAGCCTGATGGCAAAGAGTGTTATCTTTGGAAACACTGTGGAAAATTGGCGAAAGTTTGCCGATGGGAAACAGACTATCGTATATTGCAGCAGTATTAATACCAGCAAGGCGACAGCACAAGCATTTAACGATGCAGGAATTGTGGCAGCGCATCTGGACGGAACAACGAAAAAATCCGAGCGTGACCAAACCGTTGCGGACTTCCGTGACGGGAAAGTAAAAGTGTTATGCAACGTGGATCTGTTTGGCGAGGGGTTTGATGTGCCGGATTGTGAAGCAGTAGTACTGTTAAGGCCAACACAATCGTTGACGCTGCATATCCAACAATCAATGCGGAGTATGCGGTATAAGCCTGGGAAAACAGCAATTATTTTGGATCACGTTGGAAATTATACACGACACGGCCTGCCGGACGATGAACGTGAATGGACATTGCAAACCAAAAAGAAGAAAAAGAAAAATAAAGTGTTTGTAAAAACGTGTCCAAACTGCTATGCGGTTGTGCGAAACACGGAAACGAAATGTCCTATATGTGGATTTGCTTTTGAAAAGGAAGAACGTACTTCACCTAAAGTGTTGGAGGGCGTGATGTTACAAGAAATTTCAAGAAAACCATATAGTGATTACCGAAAGTGCAAGACGTTTGATGAATTGGATTTATTTAGAAAAGCTAAAAAGTTTAAATTCTATTGGACGATCCATAAAGCAATGGAGTTGCACATTGATATTCCAAATAAATACTTATGGATGGCGTATAAAGTGGGGGCGGTACATTGAAAACAGAAACAGATATTATGAACCAGATACGGCTGGCATTAAGTGCAGCAGGCCATACAAATTTCAGAGGAAATGTTGGTAAGGTGCGTATGGCTGATGGCAGATGGTTTTCAACAGGCTTGCCGGAAGGGTTTTCAGATTTATTCGGCTTTAGAAAGTCGGACGCAAAAATGTTTTTTATTGAAGTAAAAACACCGACAGGCCGGTTGCGGAAAGACCAGGAACGATTTTTAGATGCAATGAATGAACACGGAGCAATAGTTGGTGTGGCAAGAAGTCCAGAAGATGCGTTGCAGATTGTGGAGGAAACGAAATGAAACGAGGAGCAATTTGGACAGATCAGTTTGCGGAGCATTCCCCGGCAGACAGCGATTTGTGGTTGGATCTGATTATGTATGCAAGCATTATGGACGATGAACTGGCTTCTATTTTGGTTTATCTGCGGAATGCCGGAACGAAACTCGAAAAAAACGAAAAATATGGTTACCGATTAGTGCCGGTGATAAATCAATATGGTTGGGAGTCTGTAACGCAATATAAAGAAGAAGCGGCAAATTTAAAACCATATCAGAAACAGCTGGAATACTGCCTACGGAAGTTGAAATAAGACGGTGCGACAAATGTATCGTAAGAGAAATAGAAATGCGTCTATGGGCGTATAAATGACGTTAAAAACGATTTAAGTGGTGAGAGGAGAAATATTATGTTTGAAAGCTGCAAAGATAAAT